CGTAGATAAGGGCAAGGCGGGCCACACTGAGAAGGTTAAAGATGAACTCTCTATGCTTAGAGCTATTCCTGGAGTTGGTCCGATCTTAGCAGACCGTTCTCCTGAAGGTGTTCGCAGAGAGAGAATGAGAGAAGTTCAAAAACGAAAACAAGAGGCTAAGAACAGTAGATGAAAATACTTATCATAGATGTAGAAGCGGCTAGTCTAGACTTCTCTCTTCGTTGTTTAAATGCGGGACATCAAGTTAAGGTGTTCATGCGAAACAACAAAGACGGCAGTAGAAACACTGTTGGTGATGGTCTCATTGAGAAGGTGAGTGATTGGGAGAAGTGTATGAACTGGGCAGATTTAATCTTCTGTACAGACAACACCTTCTACATTCATGGTTTGGAGAAGTATAGAGATAAAGGATACCCTATCTTTGGGCCCTCTTTAGACACTACTCGATGGGAACAAGATAGAACACATGGTTCTGACATCATGGAGAAGGCGGGTATTAAAGTGATTCCTTCTCAGAAGTTCTCTAACTATGATGAAGCTATCGCATTCGTTATCGCCAACCCTAAGAGATGGGTAAGTAAACCTGTAGGGGATGGGGCGAAAGCCCTGTCCTATGTATCTAAGAGTGCAGCAGACTTGGTGTTCATGTTACAGAAGTGGAAGAAGAGTAATGCCTATAAAGGCGATTTCATTCTACAAGAGTTTCATGGTGGCATCGAGATGGCTGTAGGTGGATGGTTCGGTGCTTGTGGTTTCTCTAAGAATGTATGTGAGAACTGGGAGTTCAAGAAGTTTATGAACAAGGACCTAGGAGTGGCTACAGGGGAGCAGGGAACTGTTCTCCGGTACACAGAGACAAGCAAGTTGGCTGAAGAGGTTCTATACCCCTTAGAAGGCTATCTACACGGGTTAGGATATACTGGTTACATTGATGTGAACTGCATCATAGATGACAAAGGAACTCCTTGGCCTTTAGAATTCACTATGAGACCAGGTTGGCCTCTCTTCCAGATACAGCAACGTCTCCATAAAGGAGACCCAGCGCAATGGATGTTGGATATGATAGATGGTAAAGACACTCTACGAGTTTCTAAAGACATTGCTGTAGGAGTGGTTGTTTCTATTCCCCCCTACCCTGAAACCATTCTCACACAGAAAGAATTGAGTGGGTATCCCCTATTCAATCTGACTAAAGAAGATGTTGTCAATGATGTCCATCTCTCTTACTGCATGTGGGGCAAAGCTCCTAATATGGAAGATGGAGAAGTCAAGCTCAATGTCCCTATGTTTGTAACCAGTGGGTCTTATGTAGCCACTGTTAGTGGTGTAGGATGTACAGTAGAAGATGCTTCTGATAGAGCCTACAAAACTATCAAGAAGAAGATTGACATTCCTAACAGTGTCATGTATCGAACTGACATTGGGGAAAGGTTGGAAGACCAGTTAGAGCAACTGCATGAGATGGGATACTGCTTAGATATGTTGTACGAGGAGTATGATGATTAAACTTTCCCCTATACCGCACTCTCCAATTGAAGAAGGATTTCTGTGGAGGGAATGGTTATTCAAAGTGCAGGTAATGTTATCATCAGGAGCATCTGGGTCTTTTAAAAGTGCAGATGCTACACCAAAGACCATCACTGTTGTGAATGGTATTATAACAAGTATAGTATAAAGGAATAATATGTTAGCTTCTCGTGATTTGAATCTGTTGGAACCCTGTGTAAAACTTCGATGTGAGTTGTTTATTAAAGGATGTACTGCCATTGGCATTGATGTCCTCATCACTTCTACCTACCGTGACTATGAGAGTCAACAGGCTCTGTATGAGCAGGGTAGAAAAGTACCAGGTCCTAAAGTGACTAATGCTATGGCGGGATATTCTTACCATAACTTTAAATGTGCCTTTGACTTTGTTCCTATGAAGAATGGGAAGTGTGTGTGGGACGATGACAAATTGTTTACACAATGTGGTGACGTAGCCAAAGGAGTTGGACTAGAGTGGGCAGGAGATTGGACATCATTCAAAGAGAAAGCCCACTGTCAGTACACTGGTGGACTCTCTCTTGAACAACTTAGAGCAGGTAGGAAAGTAGGAGAGTTATCAACTCCCGTACCTATTCAGGTTGGCGGGTGATAGTAGTAACAAGAGTAGGATGTTGAAGTTGGGAGACAACCTCATTGATGAATACATCCCACCACTTGTATCTATGCCCTGTACGTTGGGCAATGATGTTTCGTAATACTTTATAGTTTGTACATACAATCCTCCTTTGAAGAAACCCTTCAGGGAGGCTTTGTTTTAGTGCTGTAACATCTCTGTTATAGTCCACCCAGCATTGCATGAAGGCTAGTATAATTGAGTGTGGTGTGCCCACTTCAAAGTCTTCGAATGTGGGAGCTCTCTTAGACAGTGTGTGCATCGTGCTCTCACTCTGCTTAGTAGTGCCTACCCGATAGGTGTCGAACTCACTCCAGAAGGCCCTAGACCCCTCTACGTCGATCCAGACTTGGATAGATTCGAGGAACTTATTATGCCCTCCATCTTTGTTAGAAAGAGCTTCAGCTCGCCTAACTCCTTTCTCTCGTTGCCCTCCCCACCACAGGGAGGAGTCTAGCGCCCTATCTTTATAGCTATAGGCCATGCCCCGTAAGGCTTGGTCATACCCCGCTTCTTCCAAAACTTTAACTTCCATCGTTATCCTTTAGTAAGAGAGTTCACATTGACCTCCTGAACACGCAATCTCTCCTGCTAGATCAATTGCATGTCCATCTTCTTCAAACACTTTACTAATGTCAATTAGAGCTAAGTGAGGAATCAACTCAGTATAGCGTTCTTCTGTAATGTCCTCAAAGGGAAGCTGTGGATAGGCTGCACTGCCAAAGAAAGGTAGAACAGAGATTCCATTGTAGATGGAACGATTAGCCCACATCCAACTTGTCAAGTCAGGCCATTCATTATCCTTAACACTTATAGTACAAGATACGTTATGTTGGTTAACCCCCTTACCATGTCCTGGGGCTACCCATCGCATTGATACATTCTTAACTCGTTCCAGAAGACTCATCATAGGTTCACTACGAATTGTTGCCCCTTCAGGAGCTCGTTGAGGGAAACTCAACACAACTTGATTTGGAACATTTACATCTTGCTCTACTAATGCAGGGGAGGCCTTCATCATGTATTGTGCAAGGGCTTCATCCTTACCTGCCCGCATACGTCGAATGTAGAACGGAGCGTGCCATGCGTGGATACCAGAAGAAGTCCCTAACACTAGTGAAGTAGTTCCCGCAGGTTTCACTGCTGTGATACGAGAGGCTGGGTTGATGTTTAACAATCTAGCTACTCGTTTGTTTTCTGTTACAGCACATGTCACTGCATGTTCCATGTCTAACTTCTCTACTGTCCCAGAAGCAATACCAGTCATAGATACACCTAGAAGAGCATCCTTCTCACACGCATGTTTCCATTTAGGATTTAGATAATGAAAGTCTGTGTACCCTGCTTGTAGCGTACCAATGAAAGCCCCAGCTTCAGCAGCTTCATCAAAGTCATCTTGAGTATGGATAGCCCCTGCATTCAGTTCTGTCAGGTTGCACATTTGATATGGACGGAGCCCAATCTCACAACAAGGATTAGTTCCCCAGTCTTTATTATTAGTCCAGTATATCCCAGGCTCTCCACAGCCACTCTCTTCTACACGTTTCATTAGAAGTCGGAATTCTTTCTCACTAACCTCTCCACGAGGAAGGACAGCACTGTTGTTAGCACGAGCTCGTTCAGGATGGTCAATGTACCACTCCCCACTCTTACTTGTGAGCATATCCTCTTCATCTCTGTCGAACAAGCTTATCATTGCTGCTCGTCGGATACCTCCAGCAAGTACTGCGTCAGCAATGACACAGGCCATGTCATGTACTTCGATTGGTTCCAAGCGTCTTCCAGGAGCTCTCCGCAGTATATTGGTGAGTTTAGTAAGACACACTTTAAGTGGCTCAGGGCCTGGAGCTTGACCTCCTGTGGTAATGAGGTCAGCGCCTTTCTCCCTAATATCTCGGAAGTCGAATACGGGTAAAGTGCCAGCGTTGAAGAAAGCTTTACAAACGACTTTAACTGCGTCACTCCATCCCACAATGGAATCTTGGATCTGGTATTTGTACTCTCCATCACTCTCTGGTGCCTTTATCTTAGGAAGTTTGTCTGTATGTCTTCGTTGTACTGAGTACCCCATACCAGTTCCTCCAAGAAGAAGGAACATAAGTTCACTGAAGAACTTAGGACTCTCTGCTGGAGCATACGCACAGTTGAAGATGCGGTTCTCAGCCATTAGGATAGGACGACCTCCAAACTGCAAAGAGCGCATTGAAGGAAGCACCTTCTTAGTGTATACAAACTTACGATAGACTTCCTCAATCTCAGAAGAGAGATGTAAGTATTTCTCTTTGTGCATATTCATATTGCGGGTTACAATTTCATACCAGTCTTCACGTCTATTCTTAGCAGCGTTGAATCTAGCATATTTATTAAAAACCGTAATATCAGATAACACTTTCTTATCAGGCATTCTTTCTCCTTTGTATGGTAGCTTCAGCTCGTTCTTCTTTAGTCTTTATAGCATGACAACTCTTACAGAGAGCCTGGAGATTCTCTACTTTACAGAAGAGGTTCTCTATAAAATCATCCCATGAGGTGAACCCAACTTTAGGGTCCACGATGGGGGATATATGGTCTACTTGTATATTAGCAGAGGTAAACTCCCCCCTACATGAGGCACACTGATGGTGCATTGCAAGTTTGCCAGAAGAAGGATTGGTTTTCCTTCCAGTCTGACTTTCTTTTAACACCACATACTTATTAGGGAAGCGCCTAAATCCTCCCCTGATAGTGGATGTAATGAAACTCTTCATCCTACCTTCGGTCCACCCTTCTACCTTATCGGACATTACGTTTCTTACGTTCACTCATCATTGCTTCCGCAATGTCATAAGCCACCTGTGCGATGATTAAAGGGGTCATGTGAGCAGTGTGTGAGTTGGCTAGAATGGACAAAGCACTTGTTGCAAAGAAGTCGTAGAGTCCAGGCCCTCCATTCCGCTCAAGGGCCTCAATACGAGCATCATGGTTTGTTAGAATAACCCCTACTGAAGGGGCATGTTTAGGAATCTCGTAGTTGTCTTTTCCACTCATAATAGGATGATACCTTTCTCTGGTGTGATGATGAGGGACTCTGGTTGCGAAGCAACTTCTTCGTCCTGTTCTGTCATAATGGCAATACCACAATGGAAAGCAATCTTTAGATTTCCTTCAGCTAACAGAGCAGCTCCTACCTCTTCTTTGAATCCATAGAGAGCTGTGATAGGTTGTACTTCTACTTCTTCACCACATTTAGGGCACTTCATTCGTCTACCACTCCTTCCAAGTATTCCATTCTTTCTTCTACCAAGTCAGCAAAGCGTTCTAATATCATCTCGCTATTGATGTTAAGAAGCTCTAGTAAGTGAACCTCATCTTCTCGTTGTAACTTCTCAAGGAGTTCACTCAGGACAAGCATCAATAGCCTCCTTAATAAGTTCATCTAAATAGAACCTAGCCTTCTTCAGGTCCTGTACAGGATTCCCTTTATGCTTATAACGAGCTAAGTATTTAGCCACTTGCCAACCTAGAGGATCTTCTTTAAACCAGTCCATCAATACAGGGAGGACTTCGTACTCTCCAAATGTATAATGGGAAGGGTGGTTTACTAGATCGTCTTGGTATTTCTCTTTCATTTTACCCATACTTCCTCCTTAGGTACTAACCGTACTTTAGTCCCTTTTGGAACTGTCTCCATCATCTGTGTCAATATGGAAGAGGTTAGAAAACTAAGTCCATAGCATTCTATATCCACTACATACACAGAACCTGAGTGTCCATGAATAAGGAGGTGGTCTTCTTCCTTAGTGATGGAAGTGATTCCTGAGTTCATTCTCCAAGAATCTCCATCTAAGTAACCACCACTCCATCCAGCCAGCACCTTTCGTATCTTTTCTTTCACTGTAGTTACTTCTATAACTACCCACCTATCAGGAAGATAACGCATACTTTTTCTCCAGAAAATCAAGACTAACAAACATCTCATCGAAAGAGCCGTCTTTAACCTCGTTCAGCATGACAAAACCACGCCAGTGTTTATTTCCTTGGACCCCCATATACTCCTCTTCATGGGAGTAGAAACTACCCACAATCATAGAGGTTAATGTTGAGCCATCTGCCTTTGATCCATACGCTACTTGTCTACCTTGTTGGTGTCCGACGATACAACTCTGATGCTTTTTGGATATAAGAGCAGAAGCGGTAGTGATAGGACGACCCATGACACCACTAACAAGATAGTGGCAAAATACCACACCATCAATGGTAACAGGAGTAAGGAATGGATAAACTTCCCAGCCACTCTCTTCATATTTGAGATCTTCAAGTTTCAATATCCCTTCCAGTTTAGCATCCTCTTCTACTGCACGAGAGATGCGGTTCTCATGGTTACCTAAAGTTAGTACCAACCTAGGGTTCCACTGCCTGTCTTTGTTACGGCGTAGGCGGTCTTGCTCTGCTCTAATAGGGGCTAAGAAGACCTCCATAGCCTCCTTAGCTGCGTTGATGTCAGATAGATAACGCCTACCCTCAAAGCTCTTCTTACCCACATCATAGGAGGATAGAGAGGGCATATCAGCAAAGTCTCCAAGGCACACAATGACCTCTGGCTTCTTCTCCACTGCATACTTACCTGCGTTAGCTAAGTGCTTAGTACAGCTTCCAGGTCTAACTTGTGCATCAGGTAGGACCATGATTTTCATCAGTGTACACTCTCTTGTAAAGGTACATCTTCTTCATTGGAGTTAATGGCAATGATACCTTCTCGTAGAAGATTTTCCACCGCATAGTTCACCAAGTAGGCACACTCTTGTTTGGAGGTTTCAACATCAAAGGATACACCGTTTTCACTCTCACGAACATTGGTAAATTTCATATCTCTCCTTAGTAAGTAGTCAAAGCTAAGTAATCTTCCAAGATGGTGTTAGCCTCTTTCCGAGAGGGTTGTACACAATACTTGGCCTGTGCATAGGTGGCAAGCCAACTCTGTCCTGTAGAATCAATCCCCTCATAACCATAAGTGAAATACACTTGAGGTACATACCCTTGGGTGATCTTCACAACTCGTGGAGCTGGTTTAGCTTTCTTAAATAAACTCATTTCTCAATTCCTCTCTGTGTTAAGTTTAAGTCCATACCAGCCGTTGGCCCCTGTCTATTCCATGTCCCGGTTGGTTTGAACCATTCACACACTTGCCAACCCGCTAGGTCGTTGTGGAAGTAGC